CACAGGCAATCTGGCGACCCGTCCCAATTTCCGCCCCCAACCGCAACCTGAAACTTAAGAAATCTGGGTATCGCTGGGCAGCCGAACGCATTTGCTATGCACGAGTTTGTGACCTCACTTACTGACGTAATCGACTCACTCGGCGGAAGAGATTGGCTCGTACTCGGCGGAGTTGACTCACTCGGCGGAGGCGGCGGCGTCTGACCGCAATGGCAGCATCCCAGCAACATTAGACACTCTCCGAACAGCTATGATCGATGCTCACAGAACCCCCCGGACAATCAGCCGCGTACGGCTGCCATTCGCCGTCGATCCATTCAACCTTTGCGTATGTTCCGGAGTCGATTGAAATGTTCGTGAATCGGTTTGTGACTGTGATTGAGTCGCATGACGGTGTCAGGTCGCCATCTGCTTTTCTGCGGAGGATTCGTGCGGTCGCTGTGCTGGGATCTCGCTTGGTGTCTACTGCTGCTGCCAGGACAGTTTCGAAAACGACTTGAAGGCGTCTTGTTGACCTGTCAACTACCGGCCGCTGCTGCGGATAGTTGTTCGTCAGATTGGGGTGCAGTTGCTGGCGAGACAGAAAGTCGTGCCAGAGCTTGCGAGCTTGATCCGGAGTCAGAGCGGCGATCGCGTCCATACCTACCCCTTAATGTCACACAGGAGATCGATGCCCGCAATTGTCGGAGTCACTGCCGTGCCGGTTGCCGCATCGTTGACTGCGATCGTGATCCGAATGTCTAACACATCGCCGGCAGTCAACGCAGACGAAGTGATCGTGAACGACTTGGCCGCAAACACGAGTGAGTTGATTGTCGTTGCTGCCGTCGTGCAGAGATCCGAGCCGATGCCTGTGATCTTGTCGATCTTGTAGCACTCGACATCGACCGTGCAGGAGGAAGACGCAACGGTCGTCACCATGCCGGCAGAAAGTGACAGCGTGACGGTCTCGCCTGCTTCGTAGCACTCCGGAAGCTCGACCATAAATCGAGCGTAGCGGCTTGTGGCTCCCAGTGCTTTACAGTCTCCCGCCGAGACAACTGGTGGCGATGTCCCGAATGTCCCGCCGATCAATGCGAGGTCATCAGTCGCCGCTGTTCCAGGGAGGTTTGTTTGGATTGCGTCCCACACTCGCAGGTTCATCATGTTGACGGGAAAGATTGCAAGTGCATCCTGCTTCAGAATAGACGCCCGCGTTTGTGCGGAAATGCCAGTTTCTTTAAGTGACAGCGTCCCTGAAATCCGCACGTCGTCGAATTGCGATGCCATTTTTTTTTCCTTAAATCAAGCCGAGTGCAGAGTAAGGCAGAGAGCCGTACACCTGAGTGTGTTTGAAATATGCGTTGTCGGGGTTCGTTTCCCGCGTACCGTCAATTTTCAACAAAACAGGCTTTGTTACTTCCTGATAGTTGTCGTCGACAGCCCGCCCAATAAGGGTTCCAGTCTTGACGTAAAGCCCTTCGTGCCGCCATCGCTTGTACCACGTCTGAGCTGGTGTCGTGCCCGCATACGGTTCACGAAACTGTATTCGAGCGGTGACATTCCATTCCTCTTGAAGCCCGCCATAGATAAAACGGTTCTTCGCTGAGAAGCCGACTAGGCGTGCGGTTCCCGGAGGCCATCCGAGAAACGTGTCTGAGTTTGTCGACCGGCGATACATTGCGATGCCGGCTGTGTTAATTGTGATAAACTTCCGCGTGATCACGACGACTTGATCTGCCACATCCATTGACAGCCCGTCGACTGGCTCCAGGTTAGCGGTCACGATTGCCCGGCCGTTTACGTCACGATCGATTGCTTCAGTCGTCTGTGAGTCCGACCACTCAACATCAACAGCCGCCTCGTTGAGAAGGCCGCGGTAGGAGACAGTCACCACCCAAAAAATCGGGCTGACTCTTTGCGGATCGACTCGCTCGCAAAACGAATTAATTCCCGTTGCGTGCCTGTCTCCGATTCGCGGAATCCCGATCGCTGCGACGATGGAATCTTCTTCGTCCCCGATCTGGCAGAGCACTTGATAGCCCTCAGTATTCGACCACACCTGATCAATTGCCGAAAGCTTCGCTGATGACAGCGAGCCGCCAGTTTTACTCCACATCTTCGTGACGTTTTGTACTGTCATGTTACAGTCACCATTACAACGTCCTCAGGCGCGAACTCTGGTTTCTTTGCTTGGATTTCTGCCGCTGTTGCCGTGCGAGTTGACGTAACCATAATCTGTCTAAGCGACTTGGCCGCGTCTTCCATCCAGTGCGATTGCGTGTCCACTGGCCCGCGTGTCAACATGCGTGATTCCATTGCCGCCAGTGCTGGGGCTGGCCCGCCGTCCGTTTTTTTATCGGTTGTCTTTTCAGTCGTCTTTTCGTCTTTGAGTTTCGCGTCTGCCTTGGCCTTCGCGTCTGCCTCATCCTGCTTCACTTTATCGAACGCGGCTTGCTCTCCCGCCAGCTGCTTCGCCGTGACTTCGTCCACGCCCTGATTGACGAACTGCTGCACCGCAGCCGCTTCCTTGCCTTGTTCCTTTTCGATCTTCTGTAGTTCCAGCCGTTCGCGTTCTGCTGCGATGATATCCTCGACCCGCTGTATCTCACGGCGTGCGTTCTCTGCGATTTTCTCCGCTTCTTTTTCGCGGTCTTCCTGCGCCTTTTGTCTCGCTCGCTCTTCCGCCTCCGCTGCTTTTTCAGTCGCCCGAATTGCGTCCTCTTGTTGCTTTTTCTTTTCAGCCGCCGCTTCGCGTTCCGCCTCTTGTTTCGCCTGGATTGCGTCGCGCTCTTTTAGCAGCCGCTCCGCTTCGCCTTGATCTTCGGTGGTTGTGTTTCGCAGAGCGTCGAGCTTGATCTGCTCTTCGCGCGTCGCCTTCATGTACTCCACCTCCTGCCGGAGGGTTTCCAAATACGATTCTGATTTGTCTTTGGCTTCGTTGGCCTCTTTTATCAACGCGTTTTCTTGAGCCCTTGCACCGACGATCTGATTCAGTTCATCTCGCTGCTCTTTCAGTCCCGCCAATCGCTCTTTGTCCGCCGTTGCTTGTTCTTGCGCGTCAATGGCGTACTGTTGCCGGTTGCCGGTAATCTGCCACGAGTCAGCCCAGTCTTCAGCATCGCGGGCGCTCTTTCTGGCTACAGCACCAGCAGTGTCGATGTCGCGGTTCAAATCGCCCAGCAGTTTCGCGTATGCCGCTCGCTTTTCTTCCGGGTTACGAATCAGCTCAATGTCTTCTCGGGCATTTGCCGCGAGCGTCGAAGCAACTCTTTTGAGCTGAGCGTCGAGATCCTTTCCGGCCTCTTTGGCCTGAGCCATCGCCCGTTCGAACTTTTCGGTCTTCCAGATGATGTCTGCTAAGACCTTGCCAACAGCAAACCCAGCACTTGCGGCCAGTCCCATCAGCCCGAGCTTGAACGCCATCGCCCCGCCTGCGCCAGATTTTGACACTTCGCTGAATTGGCTTACTTTTTCGGTGACGCCTCCTATCGTGTTGGCGAGTCCCGCCAACTCGCTGTTGCCGGTGATGCTCGCAAGCGTAGCAAACAGATCAGATGACGCCTTGACGTTCTTCCCGCTGTCCTTGAGTGCGTCGCCGGCTTTCTTGGCACTGACAGCAGCTTTGTCCTGTGCGTCGGCTAACTGTGACACGCCAGAAACTGCGCTGACTGAATTCGCCTCTAGGTCTGCCAGCTTGTTTAGCAGTGCCTCTTCAGCACTTGCGAATTGCTCAGCGGTGATCGCACCTTCGGCCTGATACTGCGACAACTCTGCAAGCTGTCTTTTGTATTTGTCTGAGGACGTTTCCAGCGATCGCATCAGCCGTTCGGCTTGCTGCCCGGATTTGCCTGCGTTTGCACCGACCTCAGCCAGCTTTGCTGATGCTTGGTCGTCAGCCTTGATCAGGATTTCTACAGCTTCGCTCATACCTGACCTTTCCTTCCTCAGACTGGAAAAACTGCGACGCTTCAATGAATCCAATCGACTGGTCTAATACACCACCTGCGATTGGCGGAAGTCCTTTTTGAAACAATTCAAACAGGTCCAGTGAACTGACAATCTGTGAGCAGAATGAATTAGGGCATCCATCCAGTTCAAATGTTCCGTCTCGACATTCCTTGCAGCCGTCGCCGTCGCACACTGGGCATTCGATTTCCACTCGATTGTCTGCCGTGCTGAGACTTCGGCATGTTCCCCGCGTACATGACCTGCACAGCATTCCGCCCCGAATCAGGGCTGCAACTCGGTACTTTTTTTTTCATCGGCCGTGATGTGCTGGTTGTACATCACTTTGCGAAGCAGCTCGCGAGCCTCTTGATAACTCAGCAACTCATGCAATGCGTCGCCACTAAACTCAATGCCGCCCATGTTGACCCAGTCAATGACAACACCTGACAGCACCTCAACCGTCAACGCGAATAGCTCTTTGATCGAGATGTCCGGGTTGTCGGTCCACTGATCGAGAACGTCCGCAATCTTTTGCTGACCTCGCATCGACTGCGATCGAGCGTAGAACGTCGGCTGCGTCGCTTTTGGCTTGTCCGCGTCGATGTCTAAGACGATCGGGTATTTTTGGCCAGGCTCAAGAAATAACGGCATCACATTCCTCAATCAAAAGCAATAGTGAGTTCGGTGTCGGCAGCACTGCCCTTCGTGGCCAGCCATGTCAAGTCGTCGGTCATCATGTCGTTGCGGTTGCCCTGTTGCTTATTTTCGAGCTGAGCTTTTGGGGCGGCGATTACGATCGACGCAGCAGAAACTCCGACACGCATAGAAAACGCTTCAGGAGTACTTGTGAGCCACTTTGCGTCTCGGTCCTGCGTTGCCACCAGTTCAGACTCGGGATCTGATGTGATGACCGGGGCGCGATTCGTAACGATCGCTGACTTGTAGCCACTTCGGTCGGCCTCATCGACACACTCACGCATGATGACACTGTTGCCTGCATCAACCTCGACGTTTGATGTGCAGAGATCGACCGCGTTCCACGTCAACACGCCCGGAGAGAACCGCATCGGCAATGTCGTTGGATAAGTCGGGGCAATGATCGCCGTGTCTGTTTCATTGCTGGAGTATTTGCCGGTGAAGGTGAATGTGATGAACGCCACTTTTCCTGTTGGGCAGCTAATCTTGAACGTGCCCATCGCACCTGAAAGCAGCGACCGCTTGCCATCCTTGTAGTGGGCAATCGTCAGTGTCTTCACGCCGTTCGCGCCCGGACCCGACGAAACTGGCGAGAACGTGCCCGCCGTATCAACCCATCCGCACGCTGGCAGCAACACGCTGGCCCATGTCGGGATTGTAGTCCCGTCATAGCTCAGGTCGTGGACAATGCTGCATGTGCCCATCATTCCTTCTGGAATGCCAGCAAGGTAATTGAATCCGCCTTGGCCTTCGCGGCGAGTGACCGCAACCGTCGGCTGAATCGAAAAGTCGCGAGCGTTGAACGCACCTTCCGCGACAGTGATTGCTTCAGCAGTGCCTACAACCGCTTCGGCCTTGGCAGCGAACACGGCACGTCGTCTTAGCAATGGCATGTTGGTTTCCTATGTTTTGACAAGGCCCGAAGCCCGGAGGACATTGAGATTAATTCGACGTTCGATTTGTTTAAAGAGTTCTTTTGACACTGCTTCAACCTGCACGACTTCCATGTTGTTTCCCATCCACGCACCCCACGGAGAGACGCCATATAGCTTGACGATCGGCTGTGCCATTTTTCCTTGCCGCAGCCCTTTTGTCATCTTGCGTTTGTCGCCCATTCGCTTCCAAACGCCGCCATACAATCGCGGGGCAAGCTGCCCTGGCTTCGGCCCCATGAACGCCCCTGGAACCGTTTTGCGACCACCCGACTTTCCAATCGTATAACTCACTCCACTCTTATTCTGTTTCGCGCCAAACTCCTGAAGTCCGTAACGATTTTCTTTTTTCAAGTTCACGACAGCCACGAGGCTCGTCACTGATGCTTGAGCCCGAACACTAATCGGCTTTTCTGATGCTGCTTTTTTCAGGTTGATCGCTTCGCGGATCTGCCGCCCCATGTCGAGCCGCGTTTTTTTTGCAGTCGCGTTGATTGCTCCGGCTATCTCCTTCGTAAGGCTTTTACTCGCCTTAAGTGCTGCCTGACTAAGTCTCTGCAACTGTGCCTTATCTATTTCAATTCCGATCATGCCCGCACCGTGTATGGGTTATTTTCATCCGTTCGAAATGTGATCGTGAACTTCACCATTACGCCCGAAAGGCCGCCCGTCTCTTCCGTGTATTCTTCCACTGTTCCGATCATCGTATTGATGGCCAGTCCGCCCCACTGATGCCAGAGCGTTGCGTTGGTGGCTGCGGTGATAATGTCAGCCCCCAGCCTGTTTCTGAACGTGTCGACCGCGAGCGTACTCGCATCTGATGGCTTTACGATTCCAGCAACAATGGCTTCGAGGTCATATGCCTGCGCCGGTGGATTTCCCGGACAGGACAATTCTGAATTCGGAGACAATGTTCCTTGATGAACATGAAGAACCAAATCCTTTGGCTGCCATGTTCCAATTCGTGTTGAGCGGTAAACATCGTCGAACGCCACCGCCATGCGGGTTCGTACGTTCGACATAATTTGCTCAACCACTGGCTCGGTCATTAGATCACCGCCAAATGAGTGACGCCTGCGTCTTGTGACATTAGAGTCATGAATGAAAACCGCTTAGGCAGCGTCTGCCCAACCTTTAACGCGAACTCGATTTCGTCCGTGCCGATATTGATTTCTTGTGAGGAAATCCCAGACCGGCACGAGTTGTAAACCCTGATCGTTGCTGTCGGCAAAACAGCATTTCCTGAGGCATCAAAAATGGCTGGCGGGTTGCGCTCGATAATGGCGAGAATCGAACGCCGCCCGCCGCCATTTGGAAAATACACAACCGACTCCCCGAAGTTGTCAAGCAACATCGGGAACCCTGCGGCTGCAAAGTGTGAGTCGAATGTGGTTCCCATCAGTCACCTCAGGTTGTGATGTTACTTAGCAAGTGGCCGGCCTGTGGGTACAGCACCAGCTCGTCAACATCGTGGCGAACTCGGATAACGTCGCCGCGAACGGTTTCATCACGATAGCTTTCAACCGTGCCGCCGATGGACGAGCCATCCTGAGCCCAGTGGAACGTCCGGCCGATGCAAGCATCACGCATGTCGGCACTGGTCGAGACTTTGCAGACCATTGCGTATTCACCAGACCAGATCTGAGTCGGGGAAGCCGCTTGGCCTTCCTTCGCTCCATTCTTGCTGGTGCCAGCCACAATGATGTAGTCGAGGTCAAAGGCAGCTGCCAGCATTTGAACGGTGATGTCGGACGCCTTTGATGCGTTGCCGGCACCATTCGATTCAATGCGGTCGATGACCTGTGCAGAGTTCCGCAGGTTACGGAACACTTTACGATTGATCACAAGAGCATTGGCCCAAAGGCCGCTGTTGTCGTAAATCTTCTGCACAGCCGCTTCCACGTCGGTCAAAGGAACGCAGTTCGTGGCGTCGTCCCATTCGTGAGTGATGCCGGTTGTCAGCGTCGACCCTGTCCAGGTCGTTGTGTTGAACACCGCATCAGCCACTCTCTGCTCAGCATTTCGAAGAACGGAGGCAAATGCACGCATTGTGCTGATCTGTTCCGCTTGGAAATACTCGGCATACATTTTCGCTTCGCGGTCGTCAACAGCCTCTTCCGCGCCGTGTTCTTCCGTAGCGTAAACCGC